CGCTGCATGGCCGCATGGAGCCTGTCTATCTCTTTCTGCAATGCTGCGGCATACTTCTCAGCCTTACGCAGCTCCTCCACACTTTCTATCTTTGTCTGGCCGGAAGCAAATCTGTCCCAGGCACCGTCAGCAGATTGCACGGCTGCCTCGAATTGCGCCAGAGCGGCCCGGTTGGCTGCTAACTTGCGCTCTTCCCGGGCGAGGGCTTTTGTATCACCGGAAACCTGGTACTTGATGATATTGTTTTTGTTCCGGGTGATAGCCTTCTCCAGCCGGGCAACCTCTTTTTGTGCTTCTGAAAGGTCAGCGGTGGTGTGGATCCGAATGTCCACTTGCTCGCCGTCCCATATTTTTTGGATTTCTGCTGCTGCCCGTTCGTTGTCGGCCCGGACTTTATCCAGGTCCACTTCCGGGGCAACCCTCGGCAATTCTGCCGGCTCAAAATCCTCTGACTCTTCATAGGTCACCGGCACCACAATTTCTTCCGCTTCCGCTGGCTCAATAGTGAATTCCGGTGGATCTGTTACGGTAGGGGCAGGAATGTCCTTGCCGGTGATGTTGGCAGCGTCCACCTTATCGGCTGCGATATCCATGTAGGCCCGGAGCTGCCGGGTGGCTTCCTCCAGCTCTCCGCTAAGGCGTTTCACGGAGGAAGAGTCTGCCTTTACAGACATTGCACCCTTTAATTTCTGTTGGAGCCGGTTGACTTGTGCTTCCGATTGCCTCAGAAGGCGCAAACTTTCCTTGATAGAGCTGGACATAGCCGCATTTTTATCCCCGGTGCCCAGGGCTTTTTTGACCGCTTCCAGCTTGTTCTTCAGCTCATCCAGCTCTCGCAGGGCTTCGTCAGCATCCGAAACGACTTGCATTTCCAGCGTTTCATTTGGATTCATGGCCTTCACCTCTGCTTTTGTGTGTATATTGATGTTTATGTGTAGCTTTTCGCCCAGCTGCGTGCTGCGCTGCCCAGGCAGCAAACCTCGCAGCGTGGTCCGCACCGGTCATATTTCGCTCCCGGTCGGCTGTGATCGTCAGCGGTTCGGCCGGATATTTCGTCCGGGAATCGAATAGACTTCCTACGGCATGACGGGTGTAAACCCCGATTTGCCATGCCAGGAGATCTATTTTGGTGCGCTCTGCCTCCAGTTCATGCTTCAGCTTCATTTGGTAGGCATCCACGAACGGCTGAAGCGTCCGTGGATTCAGGTCCCAAAAAGTTTCATATGGAACGGAAAGGGCAAGCGCCTGGGGCAGAAAGGAAGAGAAGATCAGCTCCGTAAAGGTGCTTACTTCTGTTCCTCCGTCTGGCTCAGACTCTCCAGGAGCTTTGTAAAAAAAGCGGAATCTTCCAAGGCTTTTCTGAAAGCAGAGAAGATGGAAGCAAACTCTCCACCGCCCAAAATGTGCTGTTCCAGGAGTCGGTCTGCTTCGTCCAAATTGCAGCCAACAACAATGCTGGTGAATACTTGCGCCGTGGTGAATAGGTAATCTCCACCGGCGAGCTGGAATACGGAAAGACCGGATTTCTCCATCATAGGTAGATGGCGAAAGGTCAGATCCGGAACATCATAGGTTTTCTGATTGATTTTAATTTTGCTCATGGATTAAGCTCCCTCCGTTGGATCTACAAGGCGCAATGGCTCTTCGCCCTCATCGGAAATGGTGAAGGTAAATGCACGTGCGGCGCCGGATTCACCTTCAGAGATAAAGGCATTGATACGGCCTTCCCATTCCCAAAGGCCATCTGAGCCCTCTTCGTCACCGAAAGCCAGGCGCCATTTTTCCACCGTGCCGGCAATCTGAAGGTCATAAACCTTCTTGTAGGCAGCAACCGTATAGTTGGCGCCGAATTCCATCTTCTGCGTGTCCTCCAGACCGGAAATGTAGCGCTTTTTCGTGTCGGAAAGGGTGGTTACCTCTACTTGCTCCGGTTCCCCGCCCAGCTGCGGGTACTTGGTAATGTCCACGAATTTTGTAAATGTCATTTCGCCGCCTTCATCAGCGGTACCGTGAAGAAGGAAAGTCTTATTTGTCAGCATGGCAATAGCATTGATATCTGTTGCAGCCATTCTCATCACTCCCAAAAGTAAAATAAAATGCCACCCCGAAAACGAGGTGGCACTATGGCACTATTCCGTATAGACTTTTCCGGTAGTGCTAATCAGGTTGCCGTCATAGAGTGACAGCATCTTTAAGATGTTGCTATTGCTCGATGTCACACGCTGGGGGCCAAAGGTACGTATGAGCCCCACAGACGCTAGGAAGGTATCAGCAGACGCCAGGAGCGCTTTGGCAGCTTCCTTATCGTTGCCTTGGGTGTATGCAGTTACCCGGAAGCTGGGAGCGTACAGGGACGGCAGTGGGGAACTGTCCAGGTACTTCACAGCAACAGGGTTACTTAGCATCTCAAAGGCGACGTAGGGGAGGGTAGGGGGCGAATCGCTTTCGATTGTCCCACACTCACAGCCTACAGCACGTTTGACGCCTGTAAATAGATATGCTTCGTAATCCTGCATAGTTAATCCCACCCAAATGCTTGATTGATAGCTGCCCGGATATATAGCGGTAATTCCTGGGCGGTGTCATGCCAGAACGGCCGGGCCGGCTGGCCCTGAGTCCAATATCTCTTGCCGTTCTTCGGATAAAACCAACCAATCTCTCCATCCTCACGCTGAAAGATCTTCTCTCCCCGGGCATACCGGGAAGCATCAGCATTGGGATGGGGATGGTCGTTTCCGATGATGCCGGTACCGTATTCGACATCGATTGCATAGTTATGGCCATGGCCATTGTCGGCATAACAAGTGAAACGATAGACTCCCGGCCGGACTTGCTGGGGAGCGGTTACGCTGGAGATCAGCTTGCCGGTGTCGATGGCGTCATATTCCGCTATCTTCAGCCGGGCAAGATGTACCCCGATTTGTGCCAGCCGGAGAGCCACTTCATCACACTTTGCCTGGTACCATTTTTTGCGGTCTCCCAATTCCTTGATAGCCCGGTTAAGATCCGAAACGGATAGCCGGAAATGTATGCGGGGCATATCAAACAATCCTTTCAATGGCATAGAGATTCTGATTCAACCCTTCTGCCACTCGAATTACCCGGTAATCTGGCCCTCCATCAGCTGGGGAGCGTTCGATCCAGAGCCGGGATTGCTCTGTTAAACCCAACCGATTTACGGTGCAAATTACACGGTCATACTGGACTGAAGAGCCGAAAGCCTCTATATCAGAGGGTCCGGTCGCAGCCGTGATATGTGCCCGGATGGAAACAGGCTCCGAATAGACCTCTTGATATTGCCCGGTTTCGATGGGATTGCCGGACGGATCCGCAAGACCCTCTTTATAAACAGGGTCTTTTCGGAGGTAAAGGGAATACCAAAAAGCACGCTGGTTTCGGAAGCAGTCTCTCATTCCGAATCCCCTCCGACCGTTACGGCCATGGGCACCACACGGCGCATAAGGCTTTTGGAAATGCCGGCAGATTCAAAGGTACGAGTCGTACCCTGCTCCGTGTGTGTGGTTTCACCCTCCATGCCCATTTTGGTTATGAGCTCAATTGCCCATTCCACCTGAAGGCCGAGATATTGGGGCTCCAATTCCTGCCCTTCCGGGTACCCAAAAGGGAAGCGGAGCTCCAGGATGCCCAGCTTGGCACGCTCCAAAGCGGACTCCAGAAGGGAGGTCTGGTCTGCCATATCAGGCAGCCAGAGCTTCATCATATCCAATTGGGACATCCTTTTTCACTCCCTTATTCCGCAGCTGCGACCTTGCGGCTATTACTCTTGACAGAGCCCTCAGCTGTTCCGGATGCCGTGATTTCACAGCGGATATACATACCTTCCTGTTCTTCAGTCGGTGTGTATGTGGCTTCTGTAGCTCCCTCAATGTCATTGAAGATACCGATTGTTGATTTACCTACTTGCCATTGATATGTCAATGTAGGATCAGAAGTAGGGACTCCTGCGTAATCAACAGTCAGAGCGTCAGTCGCTACACCAACCTGAGCTGAAGCAAGGCTCGCTCCGGAGAGGGAAGGGACAACTTCAGTTGTCGGTACCGGGTTATTCGCAATGAATACCTTGGAGCCTTTGAACGGAGTATAGCCAGTCGCAATGCCGGTGATTTTTCCGTGCATTTCTTCAATGCCGTGGTCAAGGCCAACGGCACCCTGGATGTGCCAGCGCTCTCCACCGCCGACTTTGCCAAGCGGCAGCATATACCAGTTGCCGTGATTGTCAGGCTGCTCTACAAGCCCGATGGCACCGATATTCAGGATCAGCGCTGTTCCCTCCGGCAAATAGCGGAGCTCTACAAGGCGAATGACCCCTTTAATCGTGCGGATATCTGTCACGGCAATGCCGTTGATGGAATCCACGCCGGTAATGACTTCGAATCGCTCACTCTTGGCTTCTACCGCAAGCTGCGTAGCTGTTACGGTGTTGCAGCCAAGCACCAAGCCATAAGTGCTGCCGCCATTGTCAGCAATGGAGATCAGCATTTCGTTGAGATGGTTCCAGGACAATTCATTGCCTTTAAGGTCCATGACATTTGTTGTAATGGCTTCTACAATACCACGAGTTTTGTTCGGGATGGTGTTATCTCCGTTGCGGTATTGGTAGGATCCATTGATGAAGTTGTATTCCAAGTCCTGAGCCAGCTCCAGGAACACTTCACGGGTTTGATAATCCAGCTCGCTTGCAGGATTTCCGGTTTGGCCAGCCAAATTCGGACCGCTCAGCATTCCACGGTTACCTGTAGAGTAATTCGTGATACCGATGGATTTTGTATGAATCTCGGTAACATTTGTTGTTTGCGCTCTGCCCTTTGGCGTGAATCCAGGGGCAAGAAGGGAACCGGCTTCAGATACCACGCTATCTGTTGGGCGTGGTGCTGGTGCTGTTTGGCCAATTATGAAGATCTCACTATTCGTAGATCTTCTGCGCCCTCCAACCATGGAGGAGAAAGGCGTGTCGGTACGGCCGGAGCGGAACAAGAGAGGACCGGCATACAATATGGGTTGGCCCGATGCAATATGATTCTCGATCATAACTATGACCTCCTACTGTGTGTATGTGTATAATGATGTGTAGCTTTTACGGATGAAGCATACCCTCTGCTTCAACTCGGCATAAGCGCAAGTACTCCAGATCATCACCGGCTTGCATGGCGTCAGCCTTTGCACGTGCATAGTCGATGGTACCGGGACCGGAGCCTCCCGCAGCTGGGGGAAGGGTGCCCCTGAGAAGTTCATCTTTCAAAGATTGTGTTTTTGCTTCCAAAAACTTGCCCTGATTTGCCAGCACCACCGCTGTATTCCCATCCACCAGAGCTTCGGCCGTGGAATTGGCCAGGTCTTCAGAATATCCCTGGGCGATAAGAGATGCTTTGTGCGTGGCGATATTGCTTATCCGGGCAGATACTCTCTCTGCTTCTTCCAGAGCGGCAATGCGCTCCAATAGGTTTGCATTTTCGGCGCCGGCGTCCGTGTTCTTACGGCGCTCAGCTGCCAGCTCTTTCAGAGCTTTGTCATACAGGCGCTTTTGAGCAGCCATTTTGTTGCTGGCATCTGTCTCAGCCTGGGAACGGTCGATCAGATCCTTGCCGGCTAAGAGCGTATCAATCTCGGCCATGCTCAGGCCGTCTTTGTAATCTTCTCCAAGTAATGTCTTCAGGTTCATTTCTCTTCCTCCGTTTTTTGCTGCGGTGGTCCCCGCGGATTCTCCGGTTACGATCCGGGAACGCTGTGTTTATGACGGTTCTCTCCGTATATGAAAAAATGCCACCCTGAACTGTTCGGAATTTCCGAACGGTTCAGAATGGCACTAGGGCACTAGATTTTAAGGGTCCAGCCTTTATCAATAGCGATTTGCTTATCGCTATCGCTGAGCCGTTGATCTTCCGGAACAGATATTGTGTCAGCAAGGAACTGTACATAGACATTCCCTGCGTCAAACATATCCGTAGTGATATCTGAGAAAACACCTTCAACAGCACTATTTGAGCTACCGCCAGACAAATAATATTTTATTGGGGCACCTTGACAATCAAAGCCCCTGTATCGCTTGATGGCATATTCTATTAAAGCCTCGTGTGTTTTGTAGGTTGAATATGCCGTATTTTTTGACAAGCTATATCCATCAAGAACACATGGGTTGCCGGTGATGGTTATAGTTTTATAAGAGCTGCTTGCGGTGCTATCAGTAATATCCAACAGCGAATTAAAAAACTCCACCATTCCGGAGCGCTCAAAAGAGCAAAAAGAAAGATTGAAGGTGAATCCGGTATATGTTGCCTCGGGATGGATTGTCAGGCGTTTTAGGGCAACAATATCTGTTGCAGAACCGACAGGGAACGTAGTTCCACCGGCCACGTAGGAAGTAGATGAAACATAAAAATCCTCGATGGCTTTTATGTTCTTACATCCCCCAAAAGTATTCGATATGTTCCTAGTGGAATTATGCTTGCCTATATTTACGGTGCCGTTTAAGCCGGTGCAGCCTTGAAACATATTACTTATATAGGTGCATTCAGAAAGGTCCATTTTCGGCACTTCTTTTAAGGAAGAACAGCCGTAAAACATTTGGTACGCATAATTTGGTTTGAAATTCAGGGCCCCGATATTCTCCAGATTGGAACAGCCGTTGAACATTGAAGCGCATCCTACGGATTCATTGTTGCCAACGGTTATATCACCAACCGTTTTGAGTTTAGAACAGCTTTGAAACATATACTGTAATCCGTTGTTCGGGGGAGCTGCTGGCATGGAAATGTTACCGACCGTTTCAAGGCTGGAAGCCCCGGAAAACATACTGCTTATAGTAACCGCAGAATCAAAAGAAATATCCGGGAATGATTTCAATGACCCTGCATTTGCAAACATTGATTGTGTAATCTCAGTTGGTTTCAGTTTTTCTATGAAGTCCTCCGGCAATACAGAGAACAAATCATCAACCCCACACATTGATGGAGCGCAATACTGAAACATACTAGCGGCGTTTTTGATATATGGAATGTGTTCAAATAAAACATCCATTACATCAAAACGAGCCCCGGAAGTAAACAGATACCTTGCATCTGTTATCTCAAAATCTTCTCCTACACCTTTTTTCGCTAATTCCCGTAAAAGAAAATCAGCGTGTGTGACCGGTGCCGGAAGATCTCCCGTGTAAATCTCGCACAATGCGGCAAGATAGAGCTCTTGGCGTATTGGCCGAGGCTCCGGGAGCTCACCTTCATAGGTGCCGGCAAGATAGCTGAGATAGGTTTCTACATTGGACATTACATCACCTTCCTAATGGATAGGCTACAGCGGCAATTTACATCCTCTTCGGCTATTCCGAACAGGCCCGGACCTTGGCTCCGGCCGTTGACGGTATGAAAATATCCGTCTATGGGGATTGTGGTACCGTGAAGAAGAAAATGCGTGTCCCTCACTCTTTCATCGTGCATGGATAACCAGGTTTTTTCCACGGTGAAGCCTACCGCATCCAGAAAATCGCCGGCGTGCTGCCTGGCGTCAATTCGTACCCGGTGGCCGTCAGTAGCCACCAATCGGGTTATTTCGCTCTCCAGCAGCTCGCCCATGGAAGGGGAGAGGGGAGCGGCATCATTGACATATTGGTGCAGTCTGTCAATAAAGCTGAGCCCGTCAACCTGGGCATGGACTGAATCGCTTACAGCGGCTTCATCTGGCTCCAGCTCCTCCAGATCCACGCCTTCTTGAAAGGATTGTCGGTATTCCTCTTCCAGAAATTCCGCTGTTTCAGATATCAGGGTGGAGGCCAGAAGATCTAAAATGACATCGATGGTGTCATATCCGGCCTGTTCCACGCTCTGAATTGCTTCGTTTATAAAATGCTTGACCCGGAGGAGGAGCCTTTCTTCTCTCTCGATCCAGGCGCTTGTCGCTTTTTCTTCGTCTGTCATGATGGCTCACCTCATTCCGGCTTTTGGACAGAGCCCTTATTCTTTGCAGATTGGGTCAATCTGTCCTCGCCCTGGGGCTGATTTGAGACATCCCCGGTTTCTGGCTGCGGGTTTTTCTGAGCCAAGGCACGCTCTATATACCCACCGGCCTCAGACTCTTGATAGACGCTCTCAGGATCCGCAAACAAATCGCAAATCTCATACGCAAGGCGAGGGTGAATCCCTGCGCCGAGGAGATTTTGCAAGCCCTGGGTTTTTACCAAGAGGTTATTTGCTTTGCTCAGGAGAAATTGCGTGTCCAGGTCTGTAATTTTGAGAGCAGACAGCTTCGGATCGATGTGCTGCTTCCTATCAAAAATACTCAAAATGACCCGGAACATATCACGCTCCCCACGCTTCCATGCTGAGACCATTCTCTCGGCCGAATGCTGGGCTTTTCTCCAACCGGCAGAACCTAACTCGGTAGAGCTGCCAGTGGCTTCAGCGGCGCTCTGACGGCCTGGTACGCCCGATATTTCAAGAATATGGCCGTAAATATCATCCACCAAAGCCTGGGTGGTCTGCTGATCCAGAGGATTTTCAAGGTATTTCAGAAGAACAGAGCTCCCATCCCCGGTATCTCTGGTCATAACTGCAAGGCGCTCTTCCAAAGTCTCCAAATCCTCTTTGGACATCTCAGCATTATGCAGCCAAAGGATGCTGCTGACGCTCTGGGCGATATCATCCGTCCTGTTGGAAACAAGAGTATTTATCGCATTCATGAGCGGAACGGCTTTCTCAAAGCAGCCAAAGCCCTCTGGGGCCGTATATTCGATAATGGGGATCTCTCCAATGCCGTTGGGACTGACATTGACCAACTCCAAGCCTCCCGGGCCGGCTGCTTCTAATTCGTACCGGTGAGTGGAAGTGTAAGCTGTGTATCGTCTGGTATTGTCCAGGCGATTCACATAGCTTACTCCCAGGACCTTATCCCGGTACACATCGTTCCTGAAGACACAGAAAGTAGTCTCAGGATTCAGGGGAACGAGCCGGAAGGGGGCAAGCTCCCCGTGCCGGAGGTTTGGCAATACGCCCCGATACCCAATGCCGGCAACACAGAAGTCAAGGCCGATATCCTGGTCACAATCTGCCTTACATTGTTCCACGAACATATCTATAAGGCTGGTAATATCGGCTTCCTTATCTGCGCTGGCAGCTTTGATGGTGTTTACCGGCTGGCCGAAGCAAAAGCCCATCTTGAAATCCACGATTTCTGCGGCAATGTTTTCTACCACATTATTGCAGACATCCTTCCGGGTTTTCTTCTGGCGTTCCAGGATCGGTTGTCGGCCCCGGGCATACCATCGAAGGTAAGAGATCTCCCGGGCGTTCTGTTCGTGGTGAACCAGAGCATCATTCAGCACTTTTTCGATATTATATTGATTGATCTCTTCTGCATCGGTGTAAATCCGTCTGCGGCCAAACAGGTGCATCGGTTCACCACCTTTCTATGAATAAAGAAAAGCACCGCCGAACTTGTAAGAAATTCTTACAGGTTCAGCGGCACTCAGGCACTAATATGTATTTCGATTTTTTCCCCGGAATAGCTGTCCAGATCAATCCGGACATTTCCGTGTACTTTGCATAGAGGGAAAATGGATCCTCTTGCTTCTGGACTTACAGAATCAATCCATTTCTTTCTCCCTGCCACTCTGCAGAGAGGGCAAAGCACTTTGATTGCTTCTGTTTTCATCATTTCAACCCCTTCAGGGTAAAAAATAAGCGGCCCTAGCCGCATTTGCACGTTTTAGGATCTCGTGCGTTCCTGCCAAGCTCCTCAATGCTGACAGCTGAGAAAGGAAAAGGGGATGGCCGATATTAAAGACCGCCTCGGCGCCAGGGCGATGTCGGAGCTCCCAATGCGCAAATCGCTTAGGTAGGAGGGATGGCGCCCTCCTAGTTCCAGTTTATCAGGATAAAACGGAACGGTCAATACCGTTTCACGGAACATTCAGACATCAAAATGGACGGTCAAAAACCACGGCTCTGCGCTGGTGACGGTGAATCATATCGCACAAGCCGGCTAGACTATCGGGCGCATCGTCAAATTTGTTGCGGCCGGTCATTGTGAAAGAATTTAGGCAGCGCATGAAAGCGGCATACTCCGGACTTCGATGGGCCGTGTCCCGAAAGTAGAAGTCCCGGATCTCCGGCGCTCTCTCAAAAATGCGCTCTTCTTTACGCTTCCTGGTGGATGCTGCTTTGCTGGTAATATTCAACCGGTGCCCACGGTCTCGGAGGGTGTTATCCACCCATTCCCGGTATTCGTCCGTGGCTTTGGTGCCCTCGAAACGAGCAGATCCAACAGAATTGCGCTGAAAAAGGTTTACCACCATAGGGCGAGAGATATACTTGTCGGCATCTGTGTACACCACATCATGAATATAGATATCCTCTCCAAATTGGTATGCTACCGGAGCTGCCACGAAATCGCCCCCTCCGAAGGCCACATCTACAAACGAAAAAATTCTATCGGCCTCGATATCCGGAAGGGTGCCATTATAAAAGCGCATAAGGGAAGGATCGAAGAGCTGCCCGTTCCGTTCGATGGGGGTACATTGGTACTGAGCGTCCCAGCTGGCAAGGTCACCTTCACGCTCAAAAACCGCTCGGCGCTGCCTATACTGTTCCGTGGTCATTCCGGCGCCGTTGGGATAGTCGAAATTCGATTCATCGTTCTCATCCAGCGCCGGGAGGTCAATAGCTTTCCATTTCCGGTCCTTGAATTGGGGCTCGTTTTCAAGAATTTCCCGCTGTTTACCGATTGGATCCGCAAGGCTCCACCGGGTACCAATCCAGATAATCTTCCCATTCCGGCCGATTTGACGGGGGATAAGGTTGTTTTGAACAACTGACCATTTTTTCTCTAACCGGTCCGGGCTCAGGGCCTCTCCGATCCCGGAGCAGAGATCATCCCCAATAAGGAACCTGTTACAATCGGCTTTCCCGTTTATTTCCTGGTCAATGGACACGCAGCGCAGCGTGGGATATTTCTTCGCACGGCCCATATCAAGCGTATGTTCCTTGGAGTTTGTGCCGGCTACCACCGCATCCGGGAATATCTCATTGAAGGTATATGTGGCATCGTCATTGATGATTTCTACCACACCTTTATAAAAGGTTTCGGCAACCCCGGCGTTACAGGAACAGTAAAGATTGGTGCTCTCAGGTTCTAACCCCACAATGAATGAAGTAAGAAAGTTAGAAAAGGCTGTTTTGCCTACCCGGGGAGGCATAGAGATAAAGAGCTCATCCAGCTTATCATCTATGAGATCCTGCATAGCTTCCACCACCGGGCGCATGATTTGACGCCTGTTCTGATAAAAGCGCTTTTCAGGAGGTCGATTCTTCTCCAGATAAAGCATATACGAATCCAGATGTTTGTTCCTGGCAAGCCAGAGCATAACATCCCAATAGATTTTCATAAATTCTTTCCCAAGAGGGGAGAGGGAGTGTTCCTTTGCCTTCTCGGCGGCAAGGCTCCGCACCCTGATAGCAATATCCCGGCTTACTTCATGCCGGGCCATATCGAAAATACTTTGTACTATATCGGGTCGGTCAGTGTCAGCCTTGAACAGCTGCTCAATGATCCAGGCTCGATTTTGGTCCATCGTCATTCCTCCTAAACGCAAAAAATGCCGCCCTCCGTGGAGATTCACGGAAGACGGCACTTCGGCACTTATTTATTGCTTGTTTTATCGCTTGTCGCTTGTTATTTCATTCAGATACCAGGAGTCGGACCATAATTAAGACGTCCATATGCGGTGCCTTTCAGACCGGGATAAGGAACAAAGTACCATTGC